ATAATTTCTTGCCTAGGTTGCCAAACTTCTACTGGATGGCAGTTTAAAACCTGCGAAATTTTCACTGCATTATCCCAAGTAATTTCACGGCTATTTTTCGACCAACGATTGATTGTGGTTTTATCCCTTTTAAGCGCTAGAGCAAGATCGGCTTGGGTCATATTCTTGTTATCTAGCAATTTTTTAAGCTCTGCCATAGTGGTTTTATAATGTTCGTTTTCTAGGATTCGTATATCTGGTTTATTTATTGTCATATTGGCAATATACAATCAATAGGCAAATAAAAGCAAGAACTATTTATAAAGTCTTATAAAGGTTGCATAAGTGTTGTATTTTATAACACAATATCCACAATTAATATGGATATATACTTGCCAAATTAGCAATTATCCCTATAAAAGATACTACTATGCAATTAGAACAATTTAGAAAATCAAAAAATTTATCTCATAAGAAGCTGGCAGAGTTTTTAGGAATTAAAGGGACTTCTCCTGGGTCAACAGTTTTTCGTTGGTGCAACAAGGAAAGAATACCCAGACCCGAATTTATGAAACTAATCTCCGAAAAAACAAAAGGAAAAGTAAAGCCATCCAGCTTTTATGAATAGAAAAAAATTACCAGGAACTATTAATGATTATCAACCGATATTTATTAAGTGTAGTGATTGGCTTAATACTTCTGAATGGCTGCCAGTCGATAAAGCACAAAAAATTGAACCCGCTCGATGTTTTACAATCGGTTGGAAAATTAAAACACATAAAAAAAAAATCACCATCTTCTCCAGTTATTCAGAAGATGAAGAAGGATTGGAAGTGGGTGGAATAGATACCATTCCGAAATCTTGGGTCATGGAGGCTTGGGAAGTCATTATTACCGATAAAAAAGTTAAGTTATGAAATATTTATTTATTTACATCTCCTTAATTTGTGCATCTATGGTTTTTACCCCAAAGCTTATTGTTTATTTAGAATTTAAAGAATTTTGTGATGCTTACATGAATTGGGTTAAGCAATATCCTGAAGCTTTAAATCCAGGAGAGTGTCAATGAATGATTTTTTTAATAAAGAACTAGCAAAAATTAATGAAGGTTTAGCCAGGGAAGAGGCAGCTAAAAAAGAAGCCGATCAGCTTATGATGAATAAAATTGAGAAATATGAAAAGGAAATTTACGAATTAAAAAAACAAATTCCCATGATTAGGGAAGAGGTGCAAATAGAATTACTTAAAAAAGATCAAAGAATTAAGGATTTAGAAACTATTAATCAACGGCATCAAAAGCAGGTGGGAGAGCTTATTGAAGATAATAAAAAGCTTGCCAAGCAAGTACAGGATAAAAACGAGATTGTGGAGAAATTTCGCAAGGCAGGGATTCTTTGATTAAAATTCTTCAAGGCAACTGCATAGACAAGATTAAGGAATTGGAAGATAACTCTATTGATTGTGTTGTTACTTCTCCACCTTATTTTGGATTAAGAGATTATGGAGTTGATGGTCAGTTTGGTTTAGAAAAAACCTACCAAGAATATATTGCTAATACAGTTAAGGTATTTGAAACCTTTAAACCTAAACTTAAAGATACTGCTACAATCTGGTGGAATGTTGGCGATAGTTATTCAGGATCAGGCAAAGGTTGGTCAAAGTCTTTAAATAAAAATAATAATTATAGCGAGGGTATTAATTCAGGTATTATTTACGATGGATCAAAGCCTAAAGATTTATTAATGATACCTAATAGAGTTGCCATAGCTCTACAAGATGCTGGTTGGTATATTAGATCAGAAATTATTTGGCACAAACCAAATCCAATGCCTGAGAGTGTTAGAGATAGACCAACATCTGCTCATGAAAAGATTTGGTTAATTACAAAGAATAAAAAATATTATTACGACAGAGAAGCTATTAGAGAACCTATTAAAAAAAGTAATAAAGGTTTTATTTCCGCAAGAGCTAGAACCGCACCAGGAGCTTTAGGCGGAAAGAATAAACATAATATGGAAAAAAGAGTTTTTTCAGAAATTAAAGGTGCAAACAAAAGAAACGTCTGGACGATAACCACTAAACCTTTTAAAGACGCACATTTTGCAACTTTTCCTAAAGATTTAATTGAACCTTGTATCAAAGCTGGTTGTCCAGAAAAAGGTGTAGTTTTAGATCCTTTTGGTGGAGCTGGTACTACTGGAATTGTAGCACAATCTTTAAATCGACAAGCCATCTTAATCGAATTGAATAAAGATTACATCAACATTGCTAACAAAAGAATTAATAAAGAATTAGGGATGTTTAGTGGCTAGACGAAACTACTACAATGACGGGGATTGGTACTCAGAATTTCACAGAGCTGTTGAAAAGAAGTTGGCTTATATTGATATTGATTCCGTGGGGATCTGCCACCGATGCTGGGATCCGCTTTATTTAGCAGAAACGGTTTTCGATAAGGGACAAGCTTATAAAACGACAACTACAACCGAACGGCTTGCCAAATTAGCTGGTCTGCCGTCTTTCCTGGTTTTCTACAAAGTGAATGATAGAAAAATTGTCTCCTTTCGCATTCGTCAGCTTACTCCAGAAAAGGGAGAGGAAAAGCTTATGCTACCTACAGGTTGGATTCAAGTAATGCAGCTTATTCAGGAGCGACACGATTTAATCTGTAAAAAAAGGGGATCTGAAAAAAATGGATAAAATATTTTTTATCATCTTTTGCAGCTTATCTTTTTTTGTACTGCTATCTGTTTATATGTTGGTGGGAGGTTTATGAGTTTATTCTTCGTGGGCGATATAAACATCTTAAAAAATAAAAAGCTATCCCCGATTGAATGTAGGGTTTATTTCTGCCTGGTCAGCTACATGAACAGGGAAACCGGTAAATGCTTTCCCCGCTACGCCACGATCTCAAAGGATACCGGTATTTCTAAGGTTTCTATCCATCGCGCCGTTCACCGCCTTGCCAAGCTCCGTTTAATCACCATAAAACGCAAAAGCTCAACGAATGAGTATTTACTCACGCAGCAACATTTACTAGAGAAAATGCGCCTAAAACAAGTGAGATTAAAATTTGGAACATCTGAAGTTAAATCTAGCAATGTATTAATAAAACCATATAAATATAACTATAATAATAGATATGTTAATAAGTATAATAAAACCTATGATAGAGGATCGTACTCTAGGGGTGGGGTTGCAAATCATTCTAAGCTGACGTTAGAGTATGAAGGGGAAACATATAATAATATCGGAACAGAGGATCATTGGATTGAATTTGAGAATAAAGATGGTAAAAGAATACTTAAGCATAAGTTTAAGGATATAATCAAAAAAAAGTCTAAAACCGCCGAAGGATTGAGGCGGTTGTCTGAAATTAAGATTAGTAAAGTTAATTAATATATTTGAAAACGCGGGAACCTGTGAACGGCTGATGCCGGGACTTAAAAAACCAGGTTGTCCCAAGATGTTTGATTTGCTGGAAACTTCCTACGAACCCAAAGATGCTGGTTATTACGATAAAAAACCTGGATTAAGGTTAAGAGCCACCTCAAAACAATTGGATTGTTGGGAGCTTGCTATTGATTTGCTGATGCAGGTTGATTTGGAGGAGAGGCGTTTAATTTGGTCTAGAGCCATGCGCTTTTCTTGGGTTTCACTTGCCAGGCGCTTTGGCTGCCACCGAATTACGATTAAACGCCGGTATGTACAGGCGTTAATGAATATGGAAGGTAATGCCTCTAAGGTTTTAATAGACAAGATAGACAAAATTTAATAATAACTTAAATAGAGTGGAGTATATTATGTTTTCACTTCAAATTCCCCGTGGCTGGACACCCGCTTAAAAAAATACAATGCGAATCTATCGCGAGACACAGCGGTTTACGCTGTCGAGCCAAAGGGTATTTAAAAAAAAGCGGTCATTACAGATGTCGCTTCCACGGGGGAGCCAGTACCGGAGCGAGAACGCTTAACGGGAAATTAAAAGCTTACAAGAATTTAAAATTTTTCAGGAATAAAACCGATAAACAAATATTAGAATGGATACAGAACAAACAACAGAAATCATCAAGCGGCTGGAGTTGGGAGAGCCTTTAACTCGGATCTGCAAAGATAAACACCTACCAGAGATCTCAACGGTTTATAAAAAGATACGAGAGAGCGAAAGCTTACAGAAAAGAGTAAGAGCTGCCAGGGAAACTGGGGTTTTTACTTTGATTGATAAACTTACAGAGGAACTGGATCAACCGGTTGACAATCAACAAATGATGTGGAAAAGGGAAGTTTTTTCATATTTAAAATGGTTGGCGAGCAAGCTAGGGTCGTCAACTTTTGGCGATAAACAAAAACAAGAAATTAAACAGGATTCAACGCTGACGATTTCTTGGGGGAGACCAAAACATGATGAACAAAATTCGATTGAAAATAAGAAAATGGATAAACAACTACAAAATGAAACTTTTAATCGCTTACCTGGAACAGGATAAAATCATTAGAAAACGCTGTACTTGTAATAAAAGAAAGTAGTTGCCATTTATGCTTATTAGGGGTTGACATATTGGCAACTAATCATTATAACATCTTTTAGGAGGTGTTTTAATGAGTAAAAAAAACATTTACAACGCAAAAAACTTCGAGACAGCAATTGTCGTTGACAATTATCCTTGGGGTTTCAAGCTCAAGACTAAAAGAGCTTATTGGATTGAGACAAATAGCAAAGGCGACAGATTTTGTTATCAAACTTTAAATCCAAAAAATGGTAAGTGGTGTGCTGTTAAAACTTCTACTTATGGTGCTGCGTTTGTTTTAACTCAAGATCAAGACAATGGTTATGTTGATTATTTTGGCTTGAGCAAATGCGATACAGCAAAAGATGTAGAAAGCTGGTTAACTAAAGTTGATTATGAGCAGCTCAACACTTCACAAAAAAAGCAGCTTTGTAAGATTAAGGCTTTTAGTAAATCAATGGAGAATGTTAAAATTGATTTTGTTAATACTACTGCTTGGAGTGATGAGCAGAGAGCAGCTCACAAAGCAAAACAAGATGAGATCAATGGCAAGTTAGCGGGTTATGCTAACAAGTTATATGGTGTTTGCCTTGTTAAAAATAAATTAGTTTAATTAATTAAACTTATAAGCTGGGGAGAGAAATCTCCCTGGCTTTTTTTATACTTGGTTGGATAGCCTGGTTGAGTTGGTAAACGTATAACGAATCCACGCTCACGCGCGCGCGTATGAGTTCTCTCGCGTTGATTGACACACTATCAACACAATATTTATTTAATAAGCATTGATATTAAATAGATATTGTCGGTTGTTATAACCGATAGCTTCAAAATCTCTGGAAAAAATAAAGAATTTCAAACGCGCGAGGGTGGGTACACCCGGAAAACGCGCGCCAAAATTTATATATATATATATCGGGACTTCAAGACACTCTGACACAGACACACTCAAAGGAATAAAAAATGGATGAAAAAACAAAAATATTAATAGATAAGCTGGAACAAGAGAAAAACAGACTTATTACCGCTATGGTTTTTATCTCTGAAGGCACAAACGGATTAGTTATTCATCTCAATGGTTTTGAAGATGAAGATCACGCAAGAAGCTTTGCGGATCGTTTAATGAAAAATAGCGGCATTAATTATAAATCAATAAAGGAATTGATGGATTTACCCACAATTCATTAAGGAGGGAGTTATGATAGATACGATAATGCACGAAATATCTCACTACTGGAAAGATCATAAGAAGGTAGTGATTGGTGTACTTGTGATTATTGCAATCGCGTATATCTTATAAGGTTTAATATGCACGTTGAAATACCCTATATCCCAAGACCCTTGCAGGCAAAACTGCACGATGACTTGGATAAATATAGGTTTGCAGTATTAAGTTGCCATAGGAGATTTGGTAAAAGTGTAGCCATCATCAATCATTTGATTAGAGCTGCACTTACCAATCAACTAAAGAATCCAAGGTATGCTTATATAGCACCTACCTACAAACAGGCGAAAAGTATTGCTTGGGATTATATGAAAATGTTTGCGGGTGGAATACCGGGAGTTAAGTTTCATGAAACAGAA